TATTCAGAAATATTTACACTAAGTAAAACTTATTAATATGGACCAAATTAGTTTAGATAGGATAGAATTACTGCACCCTTCTGTTAGAGAAGAGGCTAAGGAGATATATAAAAAAATCACTGAAGCTCTTACAGGTAGAGCATCATGCAGACTTACTCAAACACTTAGAACTTTTGAAGAGCAGGATGATTTATTTGCTAAAGGAAGGACAAAGTTATTCAGTGCCACTGGTAAAAGAGTAGGTAAAGTAACTAATGCTAAAGGTGGTCAATCCTATCATAACTATGGATTAGCTATTGATTTCTGTTTAGTGATTGATGGTAAGTTAGCATCTTGGGATTGGCAAAAAGATTTTGATAATGATAAAACTGCTGACTGGATGGAAGTAGTAAATATCTTTAAATCCTATGGTTGGGAATGGGGAGGTGAATGGAAATTTATAGATAGGCCTCACTTTCAAAAAACCTTTGGTCTATCTACTAAAGAATTATTAAAAAGACACAACAACAAAAACTTTATTCCAGAAACAACCTACGTGAACATCTAAATAAAATGGAAAAGCTAAATCTTAAAGTAACTCTACTTTCATATATATCAGTGGTAATATCATTCTTTACACCACTAGTACCACTATTGCTTTTAGTATTCTTTGCTGTTGTAGCAGATACTTTTGTAGGGAGATGGTATGCTAAAAAACAAGGTAAAGAAGTACTTAGTAAAATCACAAGAAAAGGATTTGTAAACAAGATGTTTACCTATGGTGGTGGACTTACTTTTATCTTTTTATTAGATAGATGGGTCCTTAATGATTTTGTGATGATGTACTTTCCTAAAGAATATCTATCTACACTATTTACAGCTTTATTTATAATCTGGATAGAGTATACATCTGTTGATGAAAAGATAAGATGGCAAACAGGAAAAGGTATTACTGAAAGAATATTTGAGTTTGTTAAATCTGTAAAAAAGACTATAGCTACTATTGTTGATTTACGTGAACAAAGAGATAACCAGTAATGTCAATATCTAGAGAAATGCAAGTGTATGTTGAGGAAACTATTAAAAAGTTTCTTAGAACCTCTATGCTTACTGTTACTAGAGATGCACATACACACCCTAATAAACCTTTACTTGATACTTTAATTAGCTCAGGTCCAGGAACTAATTATCTTTCTGATGATGGTACTTATAAACCTGTATCAGGAGGAGGTGGTGGAGAATATATTGTAGGAGAAAGAAGAAATGATTGGGTAGCTCCATATTCCTATTGTGGAACTGCTGCTGAAGGAACTTTAGAAAGTGACCCTGAATGGCAAATAGATAGGATTGAAGTTACTAACACAGGTGATATTATAGTTAAATCAGCTAATAATGTTGCTTGGGATAATAGATACACTGTTACATATTCCAATAGTTATTTACCCTTGCAAAAGAAAAATGATTGGAATGCACCATATAGTTATTGTGGAGTATCTCCAATAGGAGCATTTACTTCTGAACCTATATGGCAGATAGATAGACTTCAAGTTAATAATGATGGCTCTGTTGTTACATTAAGTGCTAACAATGTTGCCTGGGATGACAGATACACAGTAATTTACACATAAAGACTATGAATACAAATAAACCAATCACCGTTGATGGCGTTACTTACAACAAGGTAGCAGCATCACTATCTTCAATGCCTTTATTCAGAGAAGCTGAAATTGGACAAACTGTAGCCATTAGATTGCAGTATTACACCCACGATGAAAATGGTAATGTGATTAGACCTGAAGATCCATCACAATATGACGTTCCTGTTGTATATGGTGATGTAACCACTTCAGGTGATGCTGATGCATTAAAAGCATTTGCAAAGATTACCGAAGCTATTCAAGAGTACATTAACGCAAAAGGTCTTTAATCATGGCTATTAGATTTGCAAGGCAAGCTGGTAACTGGAGTGACCCTTTAACTTGGGATGATGGACTAACAATTCCTACTACAGGTGATGAGGTCTATTTGAACGGATATAATGTAACCATTAACCAAGATGTAACTACTGGATTTATAACAAATGCTGCTACATCAGTTGGTGTACCTTTAAGTCCTATTGTAAATATGACCGACAATACTACTCCAAACACTGTTGGACAAGCATTTGCAACTCAAAATAATTCAACGGCCTGGAAAGTATTTAGGAGAAATATAGACACTTTTCAGCCTTCTACTGATGGGTGGCAAAGTACAACACAAGCAGGACAGATAGGATTTCAATTTAACTCGGCAAAAAGTATTCAAAGATACGCATGGGTATCAAATCAGGGAAATAACAATAGACCTAGGAACTGGACTTTTGAAGGAAGTAATGATAATGTTACATGGGTAGTATTACATACTGTAACAGGAGCTACAAATCAGGCCACATATCATAGTCCATCAATTAGCAACGGTTCATCTTATGTATATTACAGAATTAACATTACTGTAACACAAGCTGGTGCAGTAAGTTCAATAAATGGTTTTGACTTAACTGAAAGCACTAATCTTGGTAATGGATTTGGAAGTGAAGGTACAGCAACAATATCTACTTCTAGAAATGTTACTGCAACCTTTCATCAGTCAACCGCGCCATTTACATTTAACCAAACCACTTTAATTACAGTATCAGCAACATCACCTAGTATTGTAAATTTAACAGGTAATTTGTCTGGTATTAAAGCAACTTCGACTGTGTGGGGTATAGGTATGACTGGTAATTGTACACTTAATTTTGTTGGTAATGTTATAGCTGGATTAGTAATTCCTGTCGGTGGTCAAGCAACTAATGTTAGAGGTATTAGTGTATCTGTAGGCGGAACACTAAATGTAACAGGAGATGTTTCAGGTGGAAGAAATGGACATACTTTTGGTATTGGTACTACACTTGGTGTCTTTGCTAACACAAACTCTATAATTAATATTGTTGGGAATGTATCAAGTGGATTAGGAACAAGGTCAAATGTTGGTCTGCATAATACTACGACAGCAACAGTTAATATTACAGGTAATATAACAAATACAGCAGGAACCGAGTTTTTATATCTTAATACTGGTGTTTATCTTGGTGATGGTTCAACGGTTTGTAGTATAGTTGGAAATGTGACTACAAGCACCAGAGGTAATGCAATTTTTTCAGGAGCAAACCCTGTTAAAGTATCTGGCAATCTAACTAATGGTACATCAGGAGATATGGCATTTAGAGGGGCAATATTGTATCTTGAATCTGCAAATCAATGGGAGTTTAGAAAAGAGAATTTAACCACAAACACTCTTTATGCTCCAGGAGTAGCAACTGGATTCCCAGCAACCAACAACGTAAGAACTGGTGTTGTTTACGGCCCGACAAATAACCTAACAGGTACTTGTGCTGTGCCGCCTGCTGCTGCTGTTAGCCTTGGTGTTCCTGTTGACAATACAGTAGGTACTGGTTACTTAAATGCTACAGACATCTGGAATGTACCACTAGCAAGTATTACTACACCTAATAGTATTGGAGAGAGACTAAAAGATGCATCTACTGTTCAAACTACAGGTGCTCAATTAGCAGCGTTTTTACCTTAAATTTTTAAACCATGGCAAAGTCTACTAAATTTAATGTAAGTCAGAAAGTATCATTTGGTACTAGAAAACTCGGAAAGGCTAAAAGGAAATTTGGGCCTAGAGAACAAAAACCTAAAAAATATAATGGTCAAGGAAGGTAACTTTTTTTGACTATCTTCGTATAACTATATAAAATTATATGAAAACGTCTACTATTATGATTATAGGAATTTTAATTATTGCTGCAATAATTTTATCTACTCTGTTAGTTGTTGAAAGAAGAAAAACCTTTAATATACAAAGTGAGATTAGAAGTTATGAAGACTCTATCCTTGTGTATAAGAAAGAGCTACAGATTTTAAAGCTAAAAAATGACAGCTTGAATATATCTTTAAACTCTTCTTTAGAAGATTTAGAAGAAAAGAAAACCCAGATTAAAAACTTAAAAAAGAAACTTTATGCAAAAGCTAATTCTGTTAAGCATCTTTCTAATGGTGAGTCAGTTGAGTATCTCACAAAATTCTTATCCAAGAGAGGTAAAACTGGGGAATGATACTGTAGTATGTATTACTTATTCACAGCTTAAAGCTATTAACTATGAGATTGAGCTATCTGAAGGTAAAGGAGAAATCATTGATTCTTTAGATGCAGCTCTATCTCTTTGTGATACATCTTTAAGTTATTACCAAGCTGTTGTTGATAATTTATCTAATCAAAATTCTAACTTAGAATCTCAACTAGATAAGTATCATAAAATCAATCATTTGCTTACTCAAGAGAATATTTCTTTACAGAAAAAAATCAAGAGAAATAGGTTTTGGACTAAGGTAGGTAGTGTAGCAAGTGTATCAATAATTACAGCATTAAGCATTCTTATTGCTGTAAATTAATAATATTTGCAACTAAATACATTAGCTATGACTAAAGAACAAATCAAAAAAGCTCTAAAAGAAAGACCTTCTTACATTAGAGAAAGGCATTACAAGAAATTTTCTGAAAGGTATAATGTGCCTATAGAAGATGTCAAACAAGCCATCAAAGAAGTAAATGAAGAAACTGATGATTATAATCTATCAGAGTTCCAATCTTTTCTTGAATCTAATAAACTTAAGATTACTGATGTTAAGAAAGTAAAATTCTGGCAAAACTTTAAAGGTGAACACAGATTTAGTGTAGACACTAAAACTGAGTGGTATAATAATCCTGAAGATTTGCTAGTAGATTTTAGAGAAGCATTATCTGAGTATACTGTACCTACACATAACCCTATAGTTAAAAGGGATAAAGGAGAAAGTATAGCAGTTATTAATCTATATGATGCTCACATTGATAAGATTGTACTTATTGATGAAACTAATCCTAGTGGTTCTGTAGAAGATAACTGTCAGCTTTTTGAAGATGCTTTTGATAAACTATTATCTCAAAGCTTAGTATATAATCCTGAGATGATTATATTCCCTGTAGGTAATGATTTCTTTAATGCAAATGACAGAAATAATACTACAGTAAAAGGCACCCCACAAGATTCTAATCCATTCTGGAAAAAGAGTTTTATGGAAGGGTATAAAACCATTAGAAGATGCATAGATAAAGCAGCTAACTACTGTAGTGTATATGTGGTAATGGTTATGAGTAATCATGATGCAGATAAACTTTTCTACTTAGGACAAATGCTACAAGCTACCTATGAAAAAGATGGTGCTGTATTTATTGATGATACTACAAAATCTAGAAAGTATATTACCTATGGTTCTAACCTAATAGGATTCAGCCATGGTGATAAAGAAAAAAATTACATCAAGGACTTACCTGCAACTATAATGATTGAAAATAAGAACATGATGCCAGAGATTGATTACATACATCATTTCTGTGGAGATGTTCATCACAAAGAAACTTTTCAATCTAGAACTTCTCATGATTTAAGAGGATGCACCATTTCTTTTTTAAGGTCATTATCTGAAATCAGTAAATGGGAATATGAGCAAGGATATGTAGGTGGCCCTAAAACAGCAGAAAGCTATATCTTTACAAAGAATAAAGGCTTAGCAGCTAACCTTTTAGTACACATCTAATGAAATCACTAAACCAACTTAGATTTGAGTTATTAGAAATTGTCAATCAGTATACTGATGACAGTAAATTAGACTATCGTCTTATTGATGAGTTTATCATTAATAAGAGAGTAAAATGGTTTGAGAATACTTATAACAAGTTTAACAAGACTATTCCTAATGTCTATTATCAAAGTCTTAGTTGTGTGCCTGTGCAGCTAGTAGACCAATCAGAGTGTTGTGACACTACCACTGACTGTCTGATTCTAAGAACTGTTAATAAGCTTCCCTCTTTCTTAAGCTTATCAGATGGGGAATTAATTGATAAGGTATCTCCAGTAGGTATTATTGGATTGCCTTTCAATGTTATTCCATATAGAAGAGCAGAATTCTTTGGCAATGGTAGATATAATCATAACTCTGTTGGAGCTTTTTTATATAATGGGTATATGTACTTTATCTCTAAAGATAAGGTACATTACCCCCTTATTGAAAAGATAACTATTAGAGGAGTATTTAGAGACCCTAGAGATGCTGCTAAATTTATATCTTGTGAAAATAAACCATGCTGGAATCCTGATATGGAGTTCCCACTAGAAGAAAGACTGTGGGATTATTGTAAACAAGATATTCTAAACTCAGACTTCAAGATTAAGTATTCTAATCCTGAAGATGTGATGAATGACAATCAAGAAAATAGAATTGACCCTCTACCCCCTGGTGGTGGAAATCCTAAATAATTATGACAAAGAGAGGCAAAGCTATTATTAAAAAAGACTTCATTACTAAAGACATTTATAACTATTATAAAGAGTCTTCAGATAAACCTGTGTCTTATGAAACTTTTAGAGATTTTCTTTTTTCCTCTACTAATAATAAAGGTGTTATTGAACAGATTGTTCATAAAATTTTATACAATGCTTACATCATCACGCTTCCTAAATTAGGCAGTTTGTATGTGAGAAAGTATAAACCTAAGATTAAATTTAAACCTAATGGGGATTTAGACATTAGAAAAAGCCACATTAGGGTAGATTGGGGTAACACTCTTAAGCTTTGGAAAGCTGATTCTGAAGCTAAAGAAGAAAAAAGAAAAGTATATCACCTAAATAAACACTCAAAAGGATACCTTTATAAGTTTATTTGGGATAAAAGAAAACAACCTTTACCGAATAAATCCGTTTATAGATTTAAGCCTGTTAGAAAAGTAGACAGAGAACTGTCTTATATTCTAAAAAATGGCTTGGATATAGACTATTTTGAAATAAACTATTAAATTATGTCACACATTAGCGAATGTTACTACAACTCTAAAGTAGAAAAAACTGAGAAATCAGGAAACAAGATTACCCATATCTGTGCATATGAGCTTAAGGATGGTGGATATCTTGTATTTAAAGATGTAAGAGAAATGCCAGAAGATAAAGATGAATACTACATGGGTGGTAAATCTCTTGAAACTTTTGCTCAAGCATCTGATAGTATGCCTGATGAAATGCTTATGGAAGAAAAATCCATGAATCTTAAAAAATTAGCTGAGTTAGCTAGAAAATTAGTTTAAAATGTACAATGGGCTTTTAGTATCTTCTAGCTCTGTCATTGATAAAATGTACAGAGATTTTGCTTGGGATTATACTCTTCAGTATAGTGATGTCATAGAATGGCTTGGAGAATCTTTAAGAGAACTTAAAGTGCCTTGCTTCTATGTAGATAAAGTTACTGATGGTAATAAAGATTTAGGACACAAAGACTTTATCCATATTGAAGATGGAAGAGGTAAATTACCTTGTGATTTATTCTCTATAACCCAAACTGCTTGTGCAGTAGAAGTAGAGCCTGATGTAAATAAAGCCATTGTAACTGGTGTAGTATATGTAGATTACAATACAGACCAGACCTGTACTACAGGAGATGGCAGTCCACTATGTAACTCTTTGGTTTGCTCTCAAGATATGTGCAATCATGATTGTGACCCAAAACAAAAGTGCTATACTTTCCTTCCTATGAGATGGGATACTAGCACTTTTTATAAAGCTTATCACGGTACTGATATTGATTTTAGAGTCAATTCAGACCTTACTTATACTGTTAATAACAACTACATCTTTACATCATTTAAGACTGGTAAAGTAGCTATGGCTTATAAAGCTGTACCTACAGATGAAAATGGTCTACCAATGATTCCAGATAATCAGTCTGTTATTAACTATGTGACTTGGTACTTAGGTAATAAAATTGCATTTCAGCTTTATCTTACTGATAAGTATACTAGAGATAAGTATGAAGAATTTAAAGGATACTTATCTCTGTACTATCAAAAGGCTAAAAATGAAGGCAAGATGCCTAAGAGTTTGGATGAATGGGAGTCTTATAAAAACCAAAGACTTAGAACTATTCCTAAGTTCTTTGAACATAAGAGATTCTTTGGTAATCTACAAAGACCTGAAGAAAGATATAACCATCCTAGAATTAGCACATTAGGAGGATTTAGCAGTAGACTAGCTTATTAATTATGCCAAGATTAACCAGTTCTTATATTAAAGGTTTAAGCCAAGATTTGGCTATAGCTAAAAATGACAATGAGCATCTTTATAATGCTTTGGATATTGATTTAGTTACAGATACTGGTGAATCTTCTGGTATTATTTCCAACCACAAAGGAAATAAACTACAGTTTAGCATACCTAATATTCAGCCTTTATATTCTATTAAATTCACTCCTGTAGCACCTATAGCAGCTACTACACTTACTATTAATGGTACAGCAGTAGTTATTGCATTATCTAGTATTACAGATTCTGTTAATATCTATAATCAGATAATTGCTGACCCAGCAATAGCTGCTGATATAGCTGCTGGTGAATATGGAGTTTATTATAATACCCAAGAGGTAGTAGTTCAAGGATACTCTCTAGACCCATTGGTATCTGTTACTGCAGGAAATGATTTAACTGTAACTACTTTAGTTACTGCACAAACTGATTTATCCATTATTGGTTGGGGAACTTTAGAAGAAGAGATTATTCTACTTACTACTAGTAGAACTAATACTTCAGCTACTCCAAACAATACTGCTGGTCAAGTATGGGTTTTGCAATATAATGATGCTACTAATACAGTAATAGGATTATCAGGTACTTCTTTAGTTGCTTCTACACATCTTAGATATAACAATATTCTTAATTTTTCACTAGCACATGAAGTTTACCGTGAAGCAATTGGTAGAAGAGAATCTTCCTTACGTGGGAATTTTTATTGGACTGATGATTATAATAATCCTCGTTGTCTTAATATCTTTAACCCCCAATGTCCTGCTATACCTGTAGGACTTTTAGATTGGAAACCTTCTGTAGATATGAGCACCCCTATCATAGAAAATGTGGTAGAAGGTGGTTTATTACTAGTAGGTACATATCAAACAGCATATCAACTATATAGTAAAGATGGAGCTGTTACAGCTTATAGTCCTGCTAGTACATTAGTACCTATTACAGATTCTAGTTTAAATGGGCCTTACTATCAATATGATGGTGCTCCTGTAGAAACACCTTCAGGTAAATCTATAATTACTACTATCAGTAATATAGATTTAAGGTATGACTTTATCAAAGTAATTCTTATTGAATACTCTGTGCAAGATGTACCTATCATTAATTATGTCTATGATGTTCCTATTGATGGGGATTCTATGGAATTTGTAATTAGTGGTGGTGAAGATAAAATAGCTATAACAGTAGAAGAGTTTGTTAATCCTTTGATATTCTTTGATAAGGTTAAAACCTTCACTCAGAAAAAGAATAGATTATATCCTGCTAATACTGAAACTCAAACCTTTGAAGTAGAATATGATTCTAGAGCTTATAGGTTTGATTCTAATGGAGATTATTTATTATATACTAGAGATGGTGCTACTAAAACTGGAACTGGTGTTGATGCTCAACTTCAAAACCTTCCTGATACTGATGATGCTGTAAACCCTTACAATGATGAATCAGGTGAAGTGTTTGGTTTAATTCCAGCACAAGATTATACTTACTGGATTAATAACTATCAGTATAAATATCAAACTGATGGTACTACAATAGGTGGAGAAGGTCCTAATGTTTCTTACAAGTTTACTTACCATGACTTGAGAGGTGACTCTCAAATGGTTTATCCTAATATAGGTACAGCAACATTTGGACTTAAAAACTATAACATGACAAATGCTCCATTTGTTGATAATATAGTTACAAGTGCAGGTACTGTAAACTTTGGCACTCCTCCTTTAAGTGGATTTAACCATCCTATACAAGGTTGGGGTGGTTATAAAAACCCTCTTAAGTCTACCATTTATGATGGCTATGCTAGAGGAGAAGTTTATAGATTTGGTGTAGTATTCTACAATAACAAAGGTCAAGAATCATTTGTTAATTGGATAGCTGATATTAGAATCCCTGAACCTTGGGAAGGGCTTATAGATGGAAGTGAGTATGCAGATTTATCTACATATGAAGATGATGGATTTGGAGATAAGAGAATTCTTACTAGGTCAATGGGTGTAGAATTTACATTTCAAAACCTACCTGCAAATATTACAGGACTAAGAATAGTAAGAGTAGAAAGACAAAAGAAAGATAAAACTAGATTTGGTACAGGTGCTTTATTTGGATTACTAGATAGTAGAATTATGTTAGCAGGCACAGGTGTTTCTACTGATTGTTTGCACTTAATGTCTTTTAGTAACTCTGAAACTTCTGCTGGAGCTAATCCAGAAATACCTCTACTATTTATTAATAATGATTTTAGTGAAGGAGAAACTTGGAATTCTGGTTTAAGTACTGGAGCTGCACCTGCACATCATGGTGCAGATACTGGTGCTCCTAGTGCTATAGTACTAAGAGAAAATGAACTAGGTGTAATTAAATTCCCAGAATTTGATTTTGAAGAATATGCTGTAGGAGATGCTTCACATATTAAGATTATTCAAGCATTTGAATTTACTCCTACCTCAGGTATTGTGCCAGGACTTCCAGATGCAAATACTTACTACACAGGAACATTTACAGGACTAAGAGAATTCTATAACCAAGGTGTTTGTTATTGGGCAGATTATATTAGTAGTGCTTCTAGACAAGCTGGAGCATTTTTAGCTAAGTATCAAACTTTAGCTTATTCTGTACCTAGTAGAGGTAATACCATTGTAAATATTTTAAGCCAAACAGAAGTAGATATTGAAGGAATTATACCTTCTAGTTTTTCTCCTGTAAAAATGGCTAGTAAAGATTACCACCATATATCAATATACACATTACCTAACACTGAAACAGATGGTGCTGGTACTGATTGGCAATTATCTGGATTTGTTTCTAAATCACTCTTTTGTGATTTTAATGGTAATTGCAATGTTCTTGACCCAGTTATACAAGGTGGAGCTTATGAAGATAATGCTGTAGTAGGCCCTAAAGACCCTGCTTATAGAGTAGTATCTCTTTGTAGATATAATTTTGGACAATATGGTGGACCTTGGAGAGCTTCTAGGTATAATAATACTTACATATCTGCATCTGATTTTTTCCCTAAAAGTGTAATAGCTTCTACACAAGCTGTTGAAGTATTTGGTGGAGATATCTATTGCTCTTACTATAGCACTACATTAGGGTTCTTTCATTGGAAAGAAACTTTTGGATTTACTAATGCATCACCTTCAGGACTAGGAGAAAACTACAACCCTGTAGCAAAGTCAATGTCAGCATTTGCTTTAGCTTTTCCTTGTGAAACTAGTATTAATACTGAGTACAGAGATGGCTCTTATTGGAATAAAAGTCAAGTATTTACCTCAGCTAATAATGGTATTCAGAATGTAACTCCTGGAGCAGCTGGTAGTGATTTTGCTAAATTCTTAGTAGATGAATATACCTACAATAGAGCATATTCTCAGGACAATAACTTAAAAGTATATTCTCCTAAACCTTTTAACTTAGATACTGATGAAGACCAACCTAACTGGGTGTGGGTATCAGAAGAAAAGTTTGATAGAGAAATTGAAGATAACTGGAGAAAATATTTGATTAATAACTACTTAGCTCTTGAAGGTAACTATGGAGAGATTAATAAAATAACAAATCTCAAAGAAGCAATTATAGCTTTCCAAAGTAGAGCTATAGCTCAAGTTAGTTCTCAAGAAAATACAGCTGTACCTGATGCAGGTACTGGTGCTATTTATCAAGTAGGTACTGGTAATGTATTAGCTAGGTATGATTACTTAAGTAAAGATTATGGTTCTTTCCATCAGCATAGTGTAGTTACAGGACCTGCTGCTATTTACTCTTTTGATGCTAGAACTAAAAAGTTCTTCAGAGTAGGCCAGGGATTAGAGAATATATCTGATGTTAAAGGCTTATCAGCTTTCTTTAGAAAAAAACTACAAGGAGTTATTTTAGACTCTGACCAAGTATTACTTAATACAGGTATCCATGGTGCTTATGATTCTAAGTACAATAAAGTCTATATGACTTTCATGAATAAGTTTGCAATTAACTTTACTACAGTAACTGTAGTAGCAGGAAGTCCTACTAAGTATATACTTAATAGTTATTCACCTAAAGAGCTATCAGTACTAAACTCAGGAGATATATTTTACATTGGTTCTAATATTTACAAGGTAGAAGATATTAATACTACTCAATTAACTGTATCATTAGTTACTGGTTCTATAACTCCATTACTGCAAAAGAATCAGATTGTTTATAAGTTCACTATTGCTTTCAATGAAATGTTGCAAGCATTTGAATCTTTCTATTCTTTCACTCCTTCACTATATTTACCTACAGGTAAAAGATTACTATCATCAAATCCTTTTGATACTAGTAACTCTGTGTATTTGCATAATGAAGGAAACTTTGGACAATTCTATAATCAGAACCCATCTATATCAGAAGTAGAGTTTATAGTTAACTTCCCAGATGCAACTAAAACTCCTACATTTCGTTTAGATACATTAGAGTTCTGGTCAGAAGTATTTGATATAAATGGCATTGATATTCCTCTAGAAACCATAACAGGTATTCTATTGTATAATGACTATCAAACTACTGGTTCATCTCTGTTATTATTAACACCACAACAAAATGTTGTTAGAAGAGAAAGAACATGGAGAATCAATGCTATCAGAGATTTCAATAGCCCTTTGCCAATTAAGCCATACCTTAGAGATGTATATGTTAAGATTAAAATCTTTTATAATAACCAAGGTAATAGATACTTTAGGCTTAATGATTTTAATACTAATATTACTTTAAGTTATCACTAATGCCTAGCAAAAGAATTAAAAAACCTATTAGAAAGAAAAATAAATCTGACTATCCTGGAGAAATGTCTTTTAGAAAGGCATTAGGTATGAATCCCACTTATTATCAAGATGGTGGTGACTATAATATGCAAAGAGCATTAGAGTTAGGTTATACTCCAGATGAAATAGGTCATTGGAAATCAGTAGATAGTACTAATGGTATGTGGTTAAAATCTACACAACATCCTACAGCTTGGATGGAGTCTATGTATGGCTATCAACTTAATCCTGAAGTTTATAAAAACTACAATATAGTACATAACCCAGAAGGTTACTTTGGAGAAAATCAACTACAGTATGTAGAAAAAAATAAGCAAAATGGTGGAAAACTGTACTATCAAGAAGATAACAGTACTATCCCAATAACTGTAAAATATGGTTCACCAGAATATGAGCAAGCATATAATCAAGGAACATTAGTTAGAGCATCAACACAAGATGATATTCTTAGAGCTAGAACATTACCAGAATTTAAAGTAACACCCCAGTATACAAGTTTATCTGATGACTTAAGAAGAGCTGCTATTATAGGTACTA